TGGGTGAGTACCAGAAGGCATTAAATCAACTGTTTTAACGATAGGTATTTCTAGTTCATATTGAATGGTGATTGGATTGGATTGTAGATATGCTCGTAAGCCACTAATTGACGCTCCTGTAAGCTCATTAGGTAAATTCATATAGAGTGTTTCAAGTTTGTTGTGGACACCTAACTCGTCTTTGTTATAAATACCATGAGATTTAGATGGTAGTTTATCACATAATAAATCATCGGTAGCACCCTCGTGTACAGTTTTTACTCTAACGTGTCCTACTCGATAAAGTGTATAAAGCGTTTGTGAAGCATGCGTACTTATTGCGTATATTTCGTCATCTGAACCATCCAACACAACTTCACCAATACGTTGAGTTATTTCACCCGTCATCAAATCCAATGTATCTCGCACATCACCAATTCCACGTAATGTCACTTCTTCATTGACCGTTAAAATGTTTGATTTATAGGGTTCGTATGAAGTCAATGGCGTGTCACTCATAACCAAAGATATATCAGCGTCAAAACCAATGACATTAAAATTATTTGAATGTACTCTTACATAACAGGCGTTACTTGGTGATTCATAAGTTGCATATCCTCCGTTTGTCACACTTATTGCGTTTGTTCTGCTAATCATGGACTTGTTTTCATTAAAGAAGCTAAATCTCATTGTATAATTAGCGTTTGTAAATACCTTATAAGTGAATTTTTTATTTGGTAGAATCTTAATGTAGTCAGTAGCCATATCATTATCATTTTTTAAAAACACTCCATTTTCGTCAATATAACCACGTTTTAGAGTTTGTTTATCTATTAAGTTATTCCCAGTAGTCGTTAAAACAGGCATTTTAACCGATTGCATACCCTCAAAGTAAGGAATATCCCAGTTTTCCATTCCTTCTTGATACTCAATAACCATGACGTGTAGGTCTGATAGGTAATCATACATTTCTTTAATCGTACTAAAAGCATTGTCTTTAGGATAGATATGTATAGCTGTTGTATCTTTCGTTAGGTTATCTAACGTAGTAATAATTCGATAATCGTCAATAATTTTACCGGTCATTACAGTTGCTTGTGCAAAAAACACATTATTGTATTTATCTGAAATATTTTTGGAAAACTTTATTAAATATTTTGTCGATGGTTTTAGTTTAGAAAGAACTTCACTAAAACCTCCATATGCATTATTTTTAGGTATTTCACCCTCTGTTTTAACTCCCCATGATTGTCTTTCTGCTTTTGGTTGTAAATTCACCAATGTCTGACCTGTTAAAATTGCACTTTTAACATGTCCATCCATAACATTTGCTGAATAATCTACCCCATCACCCTCACCAACTTTAACAGACGACTTATTTTTAACTGTGATCGTTGGTGTATAAGTGTCATTTTCATAAGTTGCTTCAATTTCATCTAATTTTGCGAGTCCTGCAATTTTTTTATTTTCAATATCTTGCTTAGTTACCATCATGTTTAATGGTAATTTTTTCGTTTCCCCATCCTGTACAATAACTGTCACATCATCTGATTTAACTTCAGTAGCTTGTGTGAGTTGGGATATTTTTTTTGCCATTCGCTCTCCTCCTTAAATTTTTAATCTCTTACTTAGAAATAAAATTTAAAATCTGAGTAATTAAAAAGGTAGCAATAGTCGTGATAAAAAACCACGTCACTTTACTATTGTTACCCTTAACCTCTTCGATCATCTTTGTCGTATTTTCATTGCTAATCTTTAATTCAATGACCATCTTATTCAATTCATTACATAACTGATTATTTGCTTTCGTTTCGGCTTGAACCACATCAAGAGATTTTTCAATGTTCTCCATTTGAACCTCTAACCTAGACAATCTACTCAATAAATTTTCTTCCAATGTTTTCATAGCCCCCTTCAATAATCAAAATGACAAAACAATATTTTCCACAAGGCTACTATTGTCTTAATCATTGCCTTCTTTCTGTTTATAATTCTGTAATTCATCGTTCAATAAGGCATTTTCATATTCTAGTTTGTTTAATCTTTCATTTAAGTTACGAACTGCTCCCCACAATACTGAAATCATCCCATATGAATTGATTGCTTTATCCTCTTCATTTGTGAGTAGATCACGCCCCGAACATTCACGCACATCCTCGTATATCAATCCTAATTGCGATGTTTTTGTTGTAAATGTCGTAATATCATTACCATCTTCATCGTATTCTTTATAAAAATATCGGGCAGGTTGAACTTCGCTTACTAATTTTAGGCATTCTAAATCATCTACATAATGAGATAGATGTGTGATTTCTAGCGATGATGGATTATAACGATTGGCAATCCATGACTGGTTAATGTATTGAGTATTCGATCCTATAGCCCCTTGATTGGCTCCACTTGGTTTAATAGATTGCGAATCTGAACGACCTGTAATCTCCCAACCACCTTGTCCAGATTGATGAATGCTAATTTGACCATATGTGTTATTATAAATCCCACCATGATTCATCTGTCTTTGAACAGAAACAACACCATTAGAGTCACATAAAATATCTTCAACGTAATTTTCGTTAACGTGATGGCCTAGAGATAATCCACTTGAATTACCATTTGAAGCGACTGTAAATTTATTATTGATCGCTGCTACTTTCCCCCATTGATGCGTTCCATTTACAGGATTATACATTGTCATTCCATTGTATCCTAGTTGAAAATATTTATTACCGCTTTGAGTTTTAGCCACTAATCCATCTGCTGAAACCGTTAAAGCATCTGATATTTTATTAAATCCGATTTGAACACTTGATGGATTTTGTTCGATAGTAGATTTAACCCCATTAACGTCTACTTTTGTAGCAATCTGATTTGATAACTGAGTGATAGATGAGTTCATAGAGTTTTGCATGATCGTTACTTTGCCATCTGTTTCAGTTTTTGTATAAAAATTTTGCTTAACTGTATTCGTAATAGCTTCATCGGTAATTTTAGACTCAGTCGAACTAACACGACCAACTAAGACAGAAATGGAGCCGTTAACACCTTCGATTTTAGACATTGAATCCGCTTTAGTTTCATATATATTAGATACATTATCAAGTGTATTATTTGTATTTTGTGTTTTAGTGAAAAAGTTTTTTGTATATGATCCAAGTGTTATTGTTTCATATTTATTTAAGATACAATCATAAACATACCCAATACAACGTGATTTTAAATTAATATCTAATGGTTTATGGTAAATATGAACAGTGTCACCAATATTAATATTTTGTAAGAATTTCAAATGTTTATATTCCTCGGTTTTTGACAATTCAATGAATTCAATATTAATTGTTGTTTTTGGTAAATCTATTTCATTAACAACAAATTCATTAGTTGCTAATTCAATTAATTTAGCTTGTGCTTCTGCCAAATTATCATAAATATATGAATCATCATCTTCACGTTCTTCGTAGTTTGGAGAACCTTTCCATTTGACATTTTCGTACTTGATTTCCTTAATGATTGGAAGTGCATAGTTATCAATATATGGTGAGTCTACATATAATCCATCAATTTCAATCCCGTCAAATCCGACTGGACGAATACGTGTAACAACTTCTAACATGTTTAATTGTAAGTCTAGTCCAGTTAAGTTTTTACCATATTGAATCGTATACCCATTATCTTTACCAATTTGCTCATTTAACTTAAAAGTGAAGCCATCAATATCTAATTCTCCACCCCATCTATTGATAAAGCTATTATCAGTATCTCCGATTAGAGCAGAAACAACATTCTTTCTAACTAGACGTGAACTAGCTACTGTATCAATATCAGATGTTGCTGAAAATGAATGTGGATAAGATGTTTCACCTAAAATATGTGCTAAAGCCATACTACCTGTTTTATTTTTAATGTTAATATCTTCAATAAAGTTTTTATTTAAGTCGAAAAAGATATGCTTTGCAATAATACTAACTTCTTTTAAATTTCGTCTAATTGATGAAATTCTAAAATATTGACTATTATAACCTAAAATTCTTTCTTCTGTTAACATCATCCCTTTTTCATCTAAAAGGTGTGTCAGTTCAAGTTGATATGTATATTCAATTAAATTACGTGTAATTTTAGCTGACGTTGGACTTAAAATTTTCAAACCATTATTTGAAAAATCTGTCGTGTCTTGTTCATATAAACGAATTAATTTCTTAGCCACATTTCTTCCTCCTATAACCATCTGAAATTAGGTAATATTACAACTTTAGAAATGTTTCCATCAAAAGAAATTCGTGTATCACCTGGTTCTATTTCGTCATAGTCACATAAAACATTTGAATTACAACTTTTAACGACACCGTCTTTAACTGTATATGCTTCTTGTAAAGTAAAATCTAGTTCCACATACTCATCAATTGCTTTAATTTGAATAGTTTCATTTCCAATATAAACATTACCTACACCATTTGTTCCGTTTCGTTTATAGATTTTAATGATTGGTTGACATGATGTATTAGTTGGATTATTGAATTGTTTAGTAGTAGTAATGTTAACTTCATAATTTCTTAATTCATATGAAAAAGGTTGAATAGCAAATGTAACAACAAATTCGTTATAGTACATTAATAATCTTTCAAAGTCTATCTTATTTATGACTGTTGCTTGATAGTATCGTTCCTCATTATTAGATAGAATTAATTTGCCACTTCCACTAAATAACTTTTTAATCTGATTAATGTTATCCGTGTTTCTAGCCGAAATTTTAATGTCGATTGTCTGATATTTTCTTGAATTATAATTGTGAGTTAAAAATCCATCCCTACCAGTTACTTCAATCAAATCTTTACTTTCTTCAAACGATCCAATAATCGGTAATTCATCAATGTGCAAATTTAAATCTTTTAATGTATTCACACCATTGAAAATTAAATAGTTTTTCATTATACATTTTCACCTCTTTTTCATATAAATTAAAAAGAACCCTATAAAGGGTTCTAATTAAAATTTTTGTTGTTGGTTCATATAGTAAGAAATTTCTTTCATTAACTGCTGAACATCTTGATTTCTATTATTCTCAAACGTTCCAATGTTTAAGTTAATTTCAATAGGTCTATTCTGTTGTTCATTCGATTGTGTATTTGAATGATTGTTGGTTGGTTTAATTCCTTTAGTGGTAGTGTTGTAATTATAAACTGCACTACTTATTACTTGACTTGCAACAGCATCTCTTGTTGCATATGGTGAGATAGCTCTACTACTATATGCTGTAATACTAGCTACTTCAGGAGATAAACTTCTTGAAACATAAGGTGAATAATCAGAATCAGTATTGTAAGGTGTCGTATCGCCAACTGATCTACCTAATTTTCCGCCTGACGTAATAGCATTACCAACTGTACTTAAAGCATTTCTTGCAGTATCCCAAATTGAATTAAGTTTACGTGTTAAAACATTATAACCAGTCTCAGTAAATTGAGCTTTAACTTCAATTTCTTTGCCTTTTAAATCTTCAATTTTATCCTGCATACGACCTACTGACATAATAGAATCGCTAGTTGTTGTACTGATTTTACCTTTCATATCTTCAAAATCAACTTCAACATTTCCTAACGCATAATCAATAGCTTCCTGCATATCACTACCACCATTTTGATAGTAGCTAACGATTTTATTCATGAACTTATTAGTGTCAGTTTCTTCCGTAATCAAATGGTTTCTATTAGCCTCATTCATTGCTTCAAAGGCTAATGCTTGAATTTCACTTGAACGTGTCATTGCATCATCAATAATTCCATTTCGATCCACATATTTCTGATTAATCTCATCATTCTGTTTTTGATATTCAGTTTTTAAGAAATCGAAAAATTCTTTTGAACTTGTATTGGCATCTTCAAACTGTTGTTCTGTATAAGTAGAGTATTTTTCTAATTTTGCTTGATAGTCGGCTTCGGCTAATCTTAACTCTTCATCTCTAGCGTCTTTAGCAAGCTGTGCTAAATTATTAAATGAAGATTGTTGTTCCTCGTAGCTTAATGAAGCAAAATCTTTGAATTGTTTATCTAAATCGCCATAGTGAGTTTGATATTCAGCACGTTCAAATTGAAGTCCTGTACCTAATAATACTTGCGCATTATCAAAATACTGATTGTAGTTTTCAAGCCTTTTTTCTTGCCAGAATGAATCAGATGCATATTGATCTTCAAGACTCATTTCTAAATCACTCAATGTTTTTTCATAACCTTGATTTTCAATACTAATCTTTTCATCCCAATTACTATTGACTGCTTCGATTTCACGTTCCATTTGACGTTTTAGGGCTTCGTATTTAGCATTATCTTTATCTTTAGCAATGGCCAATTCAGTTTCATATTTCGCTTCAACTAATTCCTGAGAGCGTAGTTTATTACTTGTCAATTCTTCTATTACTTGATTATGATGACTTTGCAATGAACTTAAACTTGATTGATATTCCTCATCAGTTAGTTTGCGATTTTCTGAAATTGCTAATTTAGTAATATCTAAAACTCTTCCTGCGAAATCTTCAAGTTCTTTTCCTAAATCAGATACTTTATTTGTTGCTTCTTCTACACCTTTACCAAACTCACGATAATATTCCGAGAAAGAAGAAACACCTTCACTACTCCATTTACCCACTTCATAAATGGTTTCAAATGTCTTTTTAAGAACTGCTCCACCACCAACGACTGCTGCAACTGCTACACCACCTGCAAATAATGGTGATAATCCAGATGTTAAGTTACTAAGTGCGCTTAAAACTCCACCTGATCCAGTGATAGCACCAGACACATCTGCAAACATAGTAATAGCTTTACTGATACCTAGACATACATTACCTAGAATTCCTGCAATTGGTGAAATAGCAGCAACAAATAATCCCATAGTAACAATAGTTTGTTGGCTTTCACTATCTAAACTATTAAATTTGTCTACCCACTCACCGATTTTTTCAACGATAGTTAAGACAGTAGGCAATAATTTTTCACCAATCGAAATTGCCATTTCTGAAATTTTACTTTTCATGGCTTCAATTTGATTAGCGGCAGAAGAACGCATTGTCTCTGCCATTTCAGCAGACGCATTTTCGCTATCTGCAATTGCATTGGCTAATTTATTAAAATCTTCTTCGCCTGTATTAACAATGGCTAGTAATCCTGCCATGTTTAATTTACCTGCAATAGTTGTAGCAAGTTCTGCTTGTTGTACTTCATCTAAATTAGAAAATGCTTGTCTCAGATCCCCTAATACTTCAATAAATGGTTTAGCAGTTCCATCAGAATTTGTTAAAGATATATTGTATTCTTCCATAGCTGCTGCACAGTCAGCAGTTGGTTTAGCTAAGTTTGCAAGGATAGATTTAAGTTTGTTACCTGACTCTGAGGATTTGATTCCAGAATTCAATTATGTTATCGTTAAGCTCTTTATCTTAACTTCTACATGTTTCCATGCAGTTCAGACTATCTTATCACCCTATAATTAGGGTGCTTGGCGCTCTTGTTCATTTCACCATATGTTCTTACACTTAGGTTACTTTGATTAGTCGTTGCACGTTCTATGAGTTTCCTCAATAGCTTCGCTCATGATTACCATATCAAAAGACTTAGGCTTCCCATGAATTCACCAAGTTTAAGCGATACTATTTCTAGTAAAGTGGCCTAATTTTTAAGCCATTAATCCTAATGCTAAACTTACCTCTGATACATTATATCCCATAGCTCCTGCTAATGGTGCTACGTTTTTAAATGCCTCACCTAACATTTCAACCGTTGTATTTGATGATGCACTTGTTTTTGCTAAAACGTCACAAAAACTTGACGCATCTTCGGCTTTTAATCCGAATGCTGTTAAGGAATCCGTCACAATATCCAATTATGTTATCGTAAAGGTTTTTTATCCTCTACTTCTTATGGTTTCCCATAAGTTCAGCATACATTTTCATCTTCAGCTTTACCTGGTCAGATGTCGGTCACTCTTGGAAATATTTTAGTCTATATTTAATATTAAATATAGGATCAATTTCTATGCGTTACGATGGTCAAGACGCTTTAATTTCTTGACTTATCTCGATGTTAGCATGACTAATAAATTTATCAGTTTTAGCCTTCTTCGATATTGACCGATATTTTTAGAATAGCATTTCTGCTAAACTGTCCAATTATTTAGACGCTAATGACAATTCCATTCCTGCAGCAGTAGCAAGGTTTAATACGGCAGGGAGTCCAGTCATTGACTGATTTGCGTCCCAACCTGCTAGCTTTAATGTTACCGTATCAGCTCTTTATCTGATACTTCTTGTGTTTTCACACAAGTTCGGACTATATCATCACCCTCACCATAATGTGTTAGGGTGTCATGCGCTCTTGTCCATTTCACCATATAATACATATATTACTTAGGTTACTCTGATTAGTCTCTGAACGTTCCGATAGTTTCCTAGTCGGCTTCGCTTATGGTTGACATATTCTAATAGAACTTAGTGTCCCATAAATTCACATGATGTTTTTTGAATAGTGTTTCCACTAAACCGTCCCTAGCTTTTAAGACATGTAATACAATGCATCTGCTGCTTCTTTTGCTGTAAACTCAGTAGTCGCTCCCATTTCCCTAGCTTTCTCTGTTAATGCTTCAAGTTCATCACTTGTTGCACCACTTACAGCTTGAACATTCTTCATTGACTGGTCAAAATCCATTGCAGCTTTAACAGCATAAGTTCCAAATCCAGTGATTGCTAATGATAATGGAGCTGTTGCAGAAGAAATACCTTTGAGTGTATTCCCCATTGACTCAAATTTTTTCGCCATATTGTCTAATGGCATACGTTTCATTGCTATTTCTAATTCTTGTAATTCTTTATTAGCTGAATTTAAAGCTCTCTCAGTTTGTTCCACACCTCTACGCATATTGTTATAATGTGTAGTTGCACTTTCGACAGCTTTATTAGCTTTCTCCATTTCTTCTGCTGTAGTTTCTGTACTGTTGGCTAATTCAGCTTGTTTAGCTTTTGCATTACTTAAACGCGTACTAGCATCTTTTAATTTAGTGTTATATGCCTGTAATTGTGTCTGCAATCCATTAATCTTCGTTTTAGTAAGATCAACTTTAGTAGCCATATTCTGCATATCTTTATTAAAGTTACCAGTATTTGTATCTACCGACTTCATTTGAGAATCAAGGTTTTTTAATTCCTTCTTCAATTCGGTAATTTGCTTAGTGGCATTACTACCCTCTATTCCCAATTTGACTGTCAAATCGATGCTCATAGTTTATCACATCCTTTTTTCGTATTAATAGACAAAAAAAAGAGTAGCGAAAAGGCTACTCGTCATATTCGTCATAATCATCTGCTCTACCATAAGAAAAGGAGATTGAAGATTGATGTGATTGATCTTGTTTATTATTCTTTTTATTGTTGATGTTTACATATGTAATGATAAAGTCTAAGCAATCTCTGAGTGTCAACAATTCAAATTGTTCTAATGTTCCCCCACATTGCATGAAATTGTATCTTAGTGTGTTTAAATCAAGTTCATTACCTGATTTACCGTTGCTTACTTTCCCTCATCTTTTACAGTTGGATTAAGGTCTTCTAAACACGCAGTCAATTTCGCAATTAATTCATCAGAGTATTTGAAGAAGTTTACACCATTTGCATCAAACCATTCACTTCCGACTGGACGTTTTTCTCCTCTTCTATGCAGACAGTTTCCAATAAAAATTACTGAAATAGTCATTTCCCCTTGTGGAATTAATGGCAATGCTTTATAAAAGTTTAATTTTGGATCAATTTGCTTTAACTCACGCTCAATACCTTTAATTGAAGCGATATTTAAATAAACTTCTAATTCAAATTCTTTATCTTTATCATTTTTAATGACAATATCTTTAATAATCATGTATTTCCTCCCAAAATAAAAAGAGAGGTTAATAACCTCTCTATAGATATTCGCTTAAATATTGTTTTAAACTTTCCTTAGCCTCTTCTTTAGCTTTTTCTACATAGGATTGTTTTTCAGATTTGATCCACTTGGTAAACCATTGGTAGTTTTTTTCGTCTGTCTTATATTCTTGAAACCACAATCCTCGGCTTATGCTCCACTTATCACCTAAACCTTGATTGGTTAAACCTATTTCATAGCCTTTTCTACCTTTTCTAGAAAAACTAACCATTTCCATAATATCAGCACCGTGAACACTATGTCTTGGTGATTTAGGTGCTATAGTTTGCATATCGTTCAAAACTTCCTTTGCGACTGGTTTTAAGGCTTTCTTCTGCAATTGTGTAACAGTTCTCTCATCACTAATTTTTTCTACTGCATTAATAAGTTCCTGAAGTCCCTCGATTGGCACATCATCACCTCTAGTTAATTAAGATTATTTTTCAGCACCATAACATCATCACCAGAAGTCATAGTTGAGTATAATACATTAAACTCTTCATCTTCTAATAAAAAAGCAACTGATAAATCTCCCATTTTCAGTTCTAAATCTGAATAATCTGCTTCTTCTAATATGATATTATATAAGTCAACAGAAATACCTTTATGTAATTCAATTAAATCATCAATCTCATAATTATCATATTCTTCTTCAGAATAAGCATAATAGAATACAACATATACAGATGAATCAGATAATTTTTCTGCTATTTTTGTTTCCACAATAAAATCAAAATGATCCATGTTAAATTTCTCACTGTATATATCGTAAACTTTATCTCGAACTGTTTTAATAAGTTCAAAATATTTATCATTGTATGTTTTCGATAATCCAGATTGTCTAGCTGTTAAAAATTCTTCTTTTGTTATTCCATTAGTTTTTTCAGATGTTTCACTATTTTGACCGCATCCAAACAAAAGAGTTGAACAAATTAATAAAGTTGCTAATATATTATACTTTCTCATAACATTCCTCCTAATTTTTGGCTAATTTATTATATGATTATAAATTAAGTTTTATACAAAAAAAGGAAAAACGTGACGGTTAAATAAAAATAATTTAGTAGACGAAAGTTCGTCTACTATATAGATTTATTAACCTTCTGCACCAGTGTATACAGATTTTGTCCATCCTGATACTACACCTGCATCAGCATCCTCATCTAATGAGTCGATTGTAGCAGCAATACGTCCGTCAGCTAATGGAATAGCTTTACCTGAAATTGTAACTTGTGAGTCTGTTACAGAATCAGTTTTAGTTTCTGCTTCTACACCTTCTACAGTTAATTTACAACGGTAGTAAACTTGATTTAAAGTTCCGTTTTGTGAACCCATTTGACTTAACACTACAACTAATGCAAACTCAGGTTGAACATCATCAGATTTTTCTACCATTACACCTTTTTCAGTGTATTCAGAACCCATTAACGTAGCACGTAATTCTGGAGATAAACGTCCAACTACGATTTCTAAATCAACATCTACAACGTTTTTGAAAGTTTCTTCAACAACATCATTCGAATACCAACTCATTTCTGAAAAATTCTTTTTACCGTTGAAAGAAATGAATTGTTTAATTTCTTGTACTGGGCCATAAGTAGGTACACCTGATTGGTAATTTGTGATTGGCGCAATACCTAAGAATTTAACACCTGAACAATTTTGTTATCTTACTAGCTCTTTATCTAGTAATTCTCATGCTTTCGTCATGAGTTCGGACTATATCATAATCCTATATCAATAGGACTCTCCCTGTTCGTGGATATTTCACCATATAATATTATTTACTTAGGTTACTTTATCTAGTCTCTGCACGTTTCAGAACTTTCGTTACTGACTTCGCTCATGATTGCCATATTCTATATTAGAACTTAGGTTTCCCATGAATTAAAGGAGTTTAGTCATGATGATTACTCATCAAGAGGACTATAGGTTAATCCTTGCCATATTTTTAATCACCTTTCTTCTTATAAAATAAAAGACACCTCAAAATTAACTGAGGTGTCTTTTTATAAAATCACAGTAAATGTAGTTGCTGTAATAAATTGCTGTGTATCCTTATGATAATGCGAACCACGATTAACATAAGCATAGCAATGTTCATCATTGTTGATTACTTGTTTCATTTTTTCTGTGATAGGCATAATATTTTTAGCAGATTGTGTCATGTGATTAATCGTAACAAGACACTTTTCTAACTCTACACAATCATTACTATACCAATCATCATCAATAGTGAAGTTAAAAGTAATATAATCTAACTCTTTTTTCCCATCAGGTTTATGAATGAAATAAGAATTTAAGCCTACACTACTTAATAAATTAACTAAATAATCAACAATATTTGTACTTTGAACTGGTTCAACTGGTTCAATATTTTCATTCTCATTCATTTCTATTCACTCCTTTGTGCAACTGCGACAGTATACATACGATTATCGTCATAATCATAAACAGATGTAACATCGTAATAATTACCGTCATACAAAATACGATCAGAAGGAATAATTGTTATCGTTGGATGAGTTCTAAATGTAAACTTTTTAGAAATTCGATTATATAATTCTACACCGTCTTTAATATATTCCTTACCCGTATTATTACTAACCGAACAGCGTGGCTCATAAATCACTTGCCACTCTTCTTCACAGATCCCATTGGTAGGCTCAGAATAATCTTTGTGTTCAATCGTAATTTTATGGTTTAAGTCACCAGTCTTAGGAATATACTTTTTCTTAATAGTTGGCATTATTCAACACCATCCAATGCAGAATCACTCATATAATACCAATGAGTTCCTAAAAGTTTACCAATTGTATAGTTGACTTCAGTTGTATCAGTTTCAAGTGTTCGATTATCATAAAAATGTGATGTGAGAACTAGGATAGCCATAGCAATCTCTGGATATTCGTCTAATTCTTCTAAGCTACGTTTTGTATAAGTTTGCACATATCCTTTTGCTGCTTCTAGCATCATTTCAATCAAAAAATCATCTAAATCATAATCGACACGCAAGAAACTTTTAGCTTCGACAAGTGTTAGTGCGCTTGGTTTTAATAACAATTGTCTTCCCCTCCTTTGTTCCTCATAAAGACATTCCAATTTCCGTGTGATTTTAAACCACACCATGACTCTGTATCTGTTACAGTTTTTACTTCTCCAATATGCTTAAATAAGGAAAATGGTAAATGCTTAGTTATGTTATTGAGAATATCTTTATTAGTAACAAAATGCACAATATTATTATCATGTTTTGGATTAATTAAATGTTTAATTCCTGCCCCATTAAATGTAACAACTTGTAAATTAGGATTATGAATAGCATTGCCTACATACTCAGCAATAGCACCACCTAATGAATGACCAATAATATAAGTTTTTTTATTTGGATCATAACCCTCTAACACTAACTCTAATGCCTGATAGAATTGTCGTGGCTTACAAAAAATCATTTGAATATTTGTTAACCAATCTCGTAATGAGTTTGTTCCACAAAATACAACAATGTCATGATCCTCATACTCAAAAATCTCAGCTCTTAAACCACTAAGTTTCACTGTTTTGGTTTTTAACCCGAAATCGTCAGGATACGACAAATTGTGATAAATGATACTTGCGTGAAAAACTAGCTTTTGATACAATTTAGTAGTTAACATAAGGTTTCACTTCCTGTCGAATAAAAATTTGAATTTTTCATTTAATTTCGGTTAAAAATATTAGAGTAATTAATATAATATTTATAAATGAGTTAAGTGAAAGGGATGGTTTTTCTTATGTTAGATGGATTTGTAAAAAAATCACCAGTTAAACTTAAAGATTTGGCAGAATACATGAATATTGCTGCTCCATCTTTATGTAAAATCATGAAAGCTAAGTTCTATATGTCAAATGACGACTACGATAAAGTTTATGACTATATCTCTAGTCACAATGGCATAGTTCCGAGACAAGATAACGTTAGTGCCTATCCAAGTGACAAATCTAAGGGTAGTTGGGATATTTGGATAGATAATCAATTCGTTGTCACAATGATATTCTCTAATGACGATGATCTTCTTAATTTCCTTAATGGAAATGACGGAAGATTATGGTTCATTAAAGAACACTTTATGAACAAAGATGATATTGTTTATGACAACAGAATTGCTTTAAGAGGTCATACTAAAAAGTAAGGGGATACTATTCCTCTTCTTTTTTCTTTTTCTTAGTTGGTTGTTTTGGTTTAGGTTTTTCAACTTCTACCAATACGGCTTCGCCATGAGTTACTAAGGCTTTTGCTTCAGTTTCATTTAATTCATAAGTTTTACCTTTATGAAGTGGAGTTCCATCTAAAACAACTGAATGTGTAATTTTAACAAGCATTTTATCACTCCTTTTCTAGTTTTTAGATTAGAAAATTAACTTTAAGCATATAATAAGATAGAGAAATTGCTTTCTCTACCTTATATGTGTTTAAATTAAGCTCCTAATTTGATAGCTGAGATAGCTCCTGGAGTTACAACTTTAGAGTCTAAACGTGCAACACCAACTAAAGCTACCATGTCGTTAGCAGCGTATAATTCATGTAATTGACGAACTGAAACGTCAGTGCGTAAACCAACTGTTAAAGCACGTTTAACGTCTACGAACATTGCAACAACTTTTGATCCAGTTCCCATAGCAGGCATGTATGGACATTCTACAATGCGTTTACCAAAGATTGTTAAGAATTCACCTGAGTAGTCTGGTTTTAAGATAGCACGTCCGTTAGCGTCTTCGATTAAAGCTAATGCACGAACAACTGAAGGGTGGCATAAGAAAATAGCATTTGGACGGCATTCGTGTGGTAAGTTGTAGTAAGCATTTGTTACGTCAGCTAAAGAGATAGCGTCAGCAGAAGCAGTTACTTGTTCAGATGCTTTTTGTAAGTCAGCATTGTCAGCAGAACCATAGTGTAATAAACCTTCTGGTTGGCTTGATCCAGTACCAGTGATGATTGCTTCTTCAAATGCTTTTGCAAATGATTGTCCTAAACGTTCAGCAGCATGTGCGATTACGTTGAAGTTTACATCTTCTACTACTTCACGTGTAAATTTAACGATTTCAGCGTATTTGAAAGCATTTAATTCCACTTTACGGAATTCGCTATCTACTGTTGCGATTGAAGCTCCTTCTTTTACTAAACGAGCTTTAGATGCAGGTGCTACGTCTAATACTAAACGGTGTGTCCCTGCTGTACGGATAATGTTAGCGTGTGCTAATACACTTGAATTGAAGTCGATTGCACGTAAAATAGCGCCTTCGATTGTTAATGGGATGCTCATAGCTCCTTTATTAGCATCAGTGAATGTTGAAGCACCAGTTGGTAATCCTGCACCTGCAACGTATCCTTCACCTGCTCCACGTACTTCAGTTTGAGCTAATTCTTTGTTTGGTACTGCTAATCCGTCAATGAATTCAGAACGGATTTCTTCGTATGTTTTTGTCATTTTATCTTCTCCTTTATCATTTTCATCGTTAATAACAATAGTAGAAGTGCGAATTTCTTCCTCCATTGTTTCGATTTCTGTTTCTAATTCTTTAATTTGTTCGATTACTGAGCGTAATTCAGTATCTTCTTCTTCTGTAAGAGAACGTGTTTCATCAATAGCTGTAGAAAGCATTGTTTTTTGTTTAGAAACTAAATCATTACGCTTCTCTTTTAAGCCTTTTAGCTTATTCATTGATTTCCTCCTCCTTTAAGTTTTCGAGCATTTCTTTGTACATAGTTAAGTCCTGAGCCGTTTTATCTTCAGTAGTATCTGGCTCTTTTTTTGTGTCTTCTTGTACAATTGCTTCTGCTACATCTTCTTTTTTATCTAATTGTGATAACATTTCATCTTTTAATAACTGAATTTCTGTTTGAATAGCTTGTTTTACATCATCTGTTAATGCAATATTTACTGAAACTTCTTCAGTTTTAGGTTCTTCCACTACTACTTCTTGTGGCTGTTCCTCTACTTTAACCTCTTCAACTACCTGATTTTCGGGTTTAACATAGTTTTCAAACGCTGCATTAACTGTTTCGCTAATCATTTTTTGTAAATCTTCAGGAGTTAGACTTCGTAATTCCGCTAATAGATCATCTTCAACTCCAAAATCAGGTTCTTCAACAACATCAATTCCACGTGCTTGTAATTGTGCTTTAGTGTTGTTATAAGCTCCTCTTCGTACAATTGAAACCTCAGATAACTCTAATTCATGGATATAACGCTTGAATGTTCCATCTGATTGACGTTCCCATGTTTCTGCTTTTTCTTTCTTACCACGTACTTCTGGTACATAGAAACCGAATGACATTTCCTGGAATAATCCAGACTTACATAATTCGTAATAGTTCTTACCGTCAACAGTTGGAATTAAATTAGCAGACATATACAATCCATCTTCACGTTCTTCTAGTTTCAATGAATCGTTTTGAGTAGAAGCTAATAATGTCGCTTTATTATGATTTCCTAGTAAGTCAATGTATTTGTCATTCTCTAATGAACGTTCAATCGCACGTTTAAAAGCACCTTTATCAACTTTTTCGATAAATCGTCTACGTTCACCTAATTGTTTAGACCAATCAAGACCATTAACTTTACCTTCAATCATTAATGCATCATCATTAACAGCTTCAAATTCTACTCCAACAGATCGTAATTCCATCTTTTGTTTCAAAAAATTCACCACCTTTTGATAGAAATAAAAAAAGCACATAAAAATGTGCTTTAATTTCATATTTAATGACATAGAAAAAAGACAGTGGAAAGGGATTTCACTGTCTTTCTGATTGGGTATATAACATATAAAAATATGTATTAAAGAAAAGTAGAATTTAGAAATGAATCTAAATATGTGTGTAAGTTTAAGGTTGTGCTGTTAAAATAATCTAAAAACATAATGTAGGAGAATTTTCTATTTTGTTTTTACTCATAATTGATAACAGGATTATATAAGAAAAGAGAGATATTGTACCTAATACGTTAAGTATTAAATCAATAAAAAAGAGAAATAATATTCAATTATTTATGAATATTTTACCAACAACCTCACTTATTATTATACACGTTTTACCAATTTTGTCAAATTTTTCTCTAAAATTCTATTATAATTGTAACGTCTTCACCGTACACATCATTGCAATAAGCATTTAACGTACTAATACTATATACATCCAAATCTAAACTATTTAAATATTCAATAACATCTGTTCTATTTTTGGCTCTTACAATTATATTTCCTGTTTGATAAGTGTTTGCCATATAATACTTCATAAACACACCTAGTATGGAACTCTCTGATTATTCTTTTCTTTTTTATTATGAATTTCTGAGTATGATGTGCTAATTGATACTAAAAACAACATACAAGCTACTCCTAAAGTAGCCACATCATAGGAATATACAATAGCCATATACCTAATGATTAAAAAGGCTCCTAAAAATAAACAAATGTTACTAATATTTTTCTTAATAAAGTTAAAAATTAAACCTGCAATAATGACTAGATTTTTCATTCATTATCACCTTCATCAGTTGCAACAGGCTTAGGTTCGTTATTATTTGGGTTATTCATCTCATTATCAAGACGGTGATCTCCATCTTTAATCATTTGTGGTGAGTCAATAATTTTATTGGTTTCAGATGAGAACACTGTTGACATATTCGGCACAAATAATGTTCTCTTATCAGGATAAAAGAGGATTGAACCGAGCGATAACTTCAAAAAGTCATCCTCAATTGGTGATAAATTTTCTTTTACCCTTGCTTCTGATAAAGATAAAATTCCTGCGTCAATACCTGTTTTTAACGCATTATAACGTTCCTCTTGTGTTGATTTTAATACATCATCAGTATTAAATTTGAAGAAATACCCCTGTTCTTTCTCTTCATTTAATAATAACGAACGATTGAACATAGTTTCGATAATAGCAATAATAGGCGAAATACTATATTGTAAAAATCGAATTGACATTGACTCTACTGAACCATAAGTGTTCGATGAAGCATCAATCATCTGCTCAGGTACACCGAACAAGTTACATAAATCAGTTGAAGTCTTAGAACGTGAAGCATTTAATCCTAATTCAGATGGTGAGAATGAAATTTTATCGTATTCCATTCCATCTTCTAAGATTACTAACTTACCTGCATTCTTTGAACCTTGAAATAATCGTTTCCAACTTTCACGTAATCGTGTTTGAGCTTCTTGACTCAATGACTTTTGTAATTTAATAACTGAGGTTGGTGCAGAACCATTAGCCATAATATTTTTTGATAATTCAATTTCATTTAAAGCTAACTCAATCGTTCTTTCCCCTCTAGCAATAACACCTTTACCACTTAATCCACCATCATCTGAACCAATGGTAGCAATCATAATATCGTCTACTCCTAATTTCTTAGTAGAACCTAGTACACTAACCTGAAAATCACGAACAATATACTGTTCTTCAGGATCAACTCTACGGTCAATGCTAACATTTGATGGTTTTAAAACCCACATTTCAGAGATTTCATTGCCATCACGCTTTACTGATACATAAGCGTTACCATGTAATACTAAATCTTGTGCAATTTGAGCTTTAAAATCATTACCAGTAGAGACTAAATTAGGGTTATTATTAATTAAATCTAGTCGGTAATCGTCATAAATACGTTCTACAACATTATCATCTACATTTCGATACATTTCTACTTTTAAAGTTTTAATAGAGTTGACAATAATATCACAGCAGGCTTTCGCTACAGGAATAGATAATACTTGTTCAGCAGTATATTTATCATTGTCAATTCCACTAATACCCATCATATTAATATTTAAATTAAATTTTCGTTCTTCTAATTGAATTTCTTCTTCTTCAAAACGTTCTTCTTTAGTGAAGAATACATCTAATATTCCCATGAGGCATTATTTCCTCCTCTCTACCAAAAAATAAATCCCCTATCTTCATAAACTGATTCGGATTCCACTCCATCTATAACACATGTACAGAAACAGTTGATTAATGCATCGACAATATCAATTTTTCCATTTGATTTCTTCTTATTGATATACATATTTAGGTTAGTGTCGTGATCCAATTTAGCATTTTGAACATTGATTTCAAATAAACGATTATCTTCATAAAGGAAGCGTCTATCTAATACTACCTCACGAAACTTTTTAGTACCTAAATGCAAATCTTTAGAATACTGAGGTTGTTCACGCATTAAATAGTTTTTATCTTCTAGTTTTTGTACCGTACTTAACGCATTATATTTATCGTAAGTGATAGATGAAACTTTTACTCCATATCTATCTTCAATAGATAAAATAAAATCTTCTACAAATTTGTAGTCAATAATTCTATTCCCACAAGCAAAACATAAACCTAAACGTTTATACTGGTCATATGGAACATCTTCACGTTGAATTTTATCGTCTTCACGGTCAGCAGGATAAAATACCCATGATTTTGCTACATATTTGTCCATAGCTTTATCATAAGTGAGCATAGCAACTGAGGTATTATCATTACTTTGCAATTTGTTATCCTAGAGGCTCTTTATCCTCTAGTTCTTATATTTTCATATAAGTTCAGACTATCTCATCACCCACAACATTACTTGCTAGGGTGGCAGGCACTCTTGTTCTTTCGCCATATAAAAAAGACTACAAATAGTCTTTTTTACTTAGGTTACTCAATTAGTCGTTACACCTTTCAGTCATTTCTAACTGACTTGGCACGATATTACCATATATTTATAATACTTAGGCTTCATCGTTAGCACTGTATATTAATACAGTACACCCCATATGGGTTCACCTGCTGTTATCTATACCATTACTGATATAGTGTCCAAAAGTTTAGACAAGTCAATACCAAGCCATACTTCTTTACCTTTCCAATCGTATGAGTTGACTTCAATTTTACCTTCACGTAAATCTTCAAGTGAAATATATTGTTCTAATTCGTTACCATCAACGAAAATGTTTAAGTGTTTTGTTTTAAAGTTAGTCATTGCAGAAGGCATATCTATGGCTTCCTGACGTTTCTCTATAATACTATTCTTAATTACTTCTACTTCTAAAGCTAATGGATTAGCCTGGTACAATGACTGGTCTGTGAACCATTGTTTAGGATCATCAGGTTCGTATAATAAGGCAAAAATATTATCACGATCAATAACTTTATCTAATATTTTTTTAGCGTAATCGACTTGTTCTGTCATGGGATTGTCCAATGACTCGTAGGCGGTTGAAATGATAACACCCATTTTTTCATCAAGGGTGATTTGTGAGGATTTCATTGCGCCTATCAAGTGGGTATGAATTTCTTAATGCTCCATTGGTTAGTTAACCAACCTCATCCCCAATCCAAAAACTTGCTAGCTTTGTTATTTATTTATAAACGCTACTTTATAAACGGCTTTCGCCCACTTACTTTCATAAGTGAATAGACTATTTCTTCACCGTCACCATTATGTGTTACGGGCAACCCATTTCCACTACCTATCGCTTGTAGTGTACGATCTTGCGATCTAGTCGTTTAACTTTTTCCTATTCGGAACTTAGCGACCAAACATCCATTGTTAGTGAACACTTAGGATTTAACCTTATATTCATCCTTGTTGTTGTTTCAGCTTTCGCAACGTTCATAGAACCATATTTCATATTCTATTGTAGTAACAAGGCTTTAGGAGTTACTGGTTTTAAAGTTGTGTCCTATGCCAGTTTCCCGACATACGAGGCTATATTATTACCTTCCGTCTAAGCGATTAATCGAAAAAGCTAAAGGTTTATATACACTGTTGTTAATCGTACATCTTACCTCTGAGCGTAAAATTTTCGATAAGTTTCACCAATTCTTTATAAACCTGTCCTGACAACTCGCGATCTGGAGCAATAGAGTACGCTTCCGCACGTGAATCGGACAGTAACATTTTTAACATTAATATCAATGAAGTTAATAGTGTTTTTCCAATATGTCAGGCAAAATGCCTGCCATTCTTTCTCGCAATTAACAAGATACTTAATTCATATCTTTTCTTGTCATTTGATTTACGTTTAACGCAGAAAATATTAGTTATAAAAAACCATTGAAAGCCAACAAGGTTATCATAGGCATTTTTGTTCGGCATAATATTAATTAATTTTAAAAATCCCTCAATTGCTTTCAATGATTTTATATCAATATAATATTCTTCTGAGTCAATACATTCTATAAATTGCTGACATTGTTTTTTAATATATTTATTAACATTTGTATTATCTTCATTTAAGCATTTAATCGCATAATGATATGCTAACGAATCATAAATAATTTGTTTTGAT